AAGTTGACAAACGCACAGCCCTCTCAGACCAAACGCACTGAAAGGCATCCGATTGGAATTTATATTTCTAACGTCACGATGAATGATTTAGGCGGCAATAACTGGGCCAGCACTAACGATTGGTGGTACGGTTTTCGGATGAGAGTCGATGTCAATAACGATGAGATTAGTGGTCTGTATGCCCAATGGCACGATCAAACGGGCATAACGCTTGCGCCTATTTGGCTTGAGGGTAGAGCAGGGCTGATGCGGGTCGTATTCAAACAAAATAAAGAGGCTGGTGGCGGTACAGAAAATCATAATATCTTTACCAATATCGTAGGAACCAATAAGAAATACATTTTCCGCATTCGATGGGATACTCGCTCAAATGCTCAAGGTGGTTCTGGATTGCTGCAATTATATCTTGATGAGGATACGACGCCTATCGTTGATCGGAGTGGACAGACCGCACATGACGGCACGGAAAAAACTCCTTTTAGTGCCAGCACTACTGGGCGAGCGCCTAACTTCAAATTAGGTGGTTACTTTAGTCTTTGGCAGGCTGCGGGCACACCGGGCGACACCAAAGAAACCAGTTACGATGATTTGATAATTGTTGAAGATGTCGGTGCTGTTACAGATATGCGAGCGAGTATTTCTGCGCTGATGGACTCTGTTGGTGTTGCCGGCAATCCATAATGGGCGTCCAGCGAGTACTCGTTACGGATTTCGGACTTGGTGAGAACAGCATCACAAAAACTATCACCGAAGTATCGATTGTTAGTTCCTTTGCGCGCATAACGAACTCATTTTATCAGGCTGGTGAATAAATACCGGCCACCACCAGTACGCAGAGGCGTATCTTCTGATGCGGATACAATCGCGTTTGTAGAGCTGCCTTCTGCGTGCGTACGCATGATATTGGTAATTTCAGGAAGCCTGTTTACGCTAAGCTGCTCGGTTGAATAATCCCAGTGCATTAACGGCGTTATGTCGCCAACCGGCGCAGCAGCGTTGATCGTTACGTTAAACGGGTTACTCGTCACAATGGTATTGACTTGGTCGTCAAGAGTCAGTTGGTGTGAAACCCCTGAGGCTGCACCAACGCCATCGTAAGTTAAAACGCCAGTAGTAGTATTGAAGGACAAGCCGGTAGCCAAGGTTCCGGTCAAACCGTAAATCAATGTTGTTAGGCCATCGTCAGTAACGTGCTGGCTCATAGCATATTCAGCACCAGTCCCAACGGTAAATACTGGCGCTGGTGCCGAATCAATAGTCGGCGGTACGTTGACGATTGCCGGTGTATTGACTCTGAACCCCATTACTTCCCATCCTCTCGGCGGATCAATCCATTCGGCCCCAACTGTAACCGCCCGATCGTATGCTTTATCGTGTCGATTGTGCTCATAGACTTCGCCGGTCGCCGGGTCTATTACCCGATACCGTCCCTTTTGAATAATGGACACACTAGGCTACCAATGCTGTCAGATCCACCCGAATAGTCTCGCTATCCGCTATGGTCACTGGAGCTGCCGGGAAAGGCGCAATACCAATGATTCGTTGTGTGCCGCCAGCAGTAACACTAACTACTGCCGCACCCTCAATGCCGGCAAAAACACCACCAGAAGGCGTAAAATCCTGCGCGACATAAGTAGCTTCATCGCCTGATACCACCCAGGTCGCATCTGTTAGCACCAAACGAGCATACCCACCTGTCGCTACTTCGGTCAGATCAGATTCCGCTACAGTTTCAAGGTTTAAGCCAGAATTGGTGTAAAGCAAAACTTCAAGGGTCGCGTCACGATCGGTCAAAATGCGCTTGAACACTACATTCAGGATTAGGGTTTCGCTCTCATTCGGGATCGCCATTAGTTTTCTCGAGAAGCAAGCAACACAGCGTTAGCCACAGCCGTTGCACCTTTTTGCAGCACCCGGACCAGCTTGTAATTGCCGCGAAATCCGTACAGCCTGCCGGCGGCGGTCACAATCACCGGAGCGGTACTGGTTGAGCCCAGATCAGCCATTGACAAAGACGCCGTTGTGAAATTAACACCATCCAGCGAGATATCGACATCCATAGCGCCTGCCGTGGACATCAGTGTGAAGGTATTCAAATGGCTGACATCCGTGGTTTCCAGAACGATGTCGTCATCGTTTACGCCAGCGATGCCTGTCCACAGTATGCGTTTACCGAAAGAATTGGGTGATCCTACCTGAGCCATATCCTTTACCTCATTGCGTTAGCGGTATCCAGATACCATCCAGCAGGTATTCCAGCTCGGCCTGACTATTCAGGAGCCGTATCGGCACACCACAGAGCATCGTGTACTTGGGCCACTTGACGGTCAAATCGATGCTTGTTGTGCGTTCGCATTCAGGTTTATCCACTGGTGTCTGGTTAATCTTGCCACGTTGCGCGGTAGATTGTACTCAGGCCAAGGGTTCTCGGCAAACTGCTCGAGCAAATAGTCCTGTATCGGCAACAGAACCTTCAACTCATCGCCAAAGAAGCCCTCGAAAGGCTTGCGGCCATAAGCAAGGCTTGGGCCGTAATTCGCCTCCATGACATCTCGATGTACATTCTTATCACAGACACCGTAATGGTGATAAGCACATAGCCCAAGGGTAGCCAAATGCTGCGCGCTATCCTTGCCGACGCGCCGGCCGCGGTCGGTAATGTGCTCGATGGAAGTGTGCCGATCCAGGTGACCGGTCAGCAGGCAGGGCAGACAGCCGCAATGTGACTTAATCACATCGAAGCGGTCCCGGTCGCTTTTACGGATTCTGGGAGTTTTGCCGACCATCTTGGGGTCTATTTATAGGATCCTGATTGTAGAAGGATTTCTCGCTAGCCTTTTGGCAGCGTTCTTCTTCTAACTCCGACCAGTCAATGTTGTGTTCTCGGCAACATGCTTGCCATGCTTCATACCAAAGACCAAAATTCATCATGGTTCTTGCCTATTCTGGATACCCTTTGGTCCCCACGACATCAGCATGGTGTTTATCTGCCGGCAGCTAAGCAGATCGCAGGTCTGGACATTCTTATGTCCAATGACATTCCGCACAGTTTCTTGCTTGATCCCGGTAAGGCTCGATATCGTGTGCCGTCCATATCCTTGAATGCTTAGTTCGCGGATTTCATCAATCGTGTCAAGTGGTACTGCCATTTGCTCGCTCCGGTGTGCGTACAGACATACTACGCGCACACAATTAAAAAAATCATTGCCCCTCTCAGTATTCGGTAATCTCCCGGCCCATTGCCTCCATGAGCGCACGCTTAATTTTGTAAACCTCCGTGCGATGCCCACTCTCCATCTTTACATCTTGGATTATCGGCCTCCAAGCTACATTGACTCGCTCTAGGTAATGGAAGTCAGCGACATAAGTAAGCTGGCGACCCTTGGGATAGCGCATAGATTTAAGCATGATTGGCACCCCACCGATCTCAATAGGATATCTAGGATGGACCTTGAGATCCCTGATCTCGCCTGCCTTCTGCAGCAGCAGCAAATCAGCGTATCGGTTCAACTCGCGCTTAGAGTCGAGTACAGTGCCATCCGGATGGAGATGGCGCTTGATGTTGCCGTATCGACTGCTACGACGCATCGTGCTTCCTTATCATCTCTCGAATAACGTCCTTGGCTGTCCTGTAATCAGGCCAGCCCCGTATTTCCTCGCCCGTAGAGCCCTCATAAAAGCCTTCGCGGAACCATGGGTTCCAGTCGCCAGTGCGGGACTTGCAGATCACCAGCAGGATCGCCATGCGATCAGCGAGAAACGCAACTCTCTCTGTCTGCTTTTTCTCTGGCTTTGACAAAGGCAATTCTCCTCGAGGTAATCCAGTTTTTGACCCGCTTATCAGGCGGTACTGCGGCCAGATCGTTCCAATGGAATGGCGGCCAGACATTACACCGTTGCTTGAACTGGGCAGCGGCCCACTTGGGACTGTAGTTCAGCCGCTTGGCGTGGTGCATAAGCATGGCGTAGAAGATTTCGTGTGACGGCCAGCCCTCGGGCAGCCGTTTGACCAGCGACTTACCGATCAGGACCAGATCAGCATCAGTGGCAGCCACATCCCGCTTGGAAAATGGCACCTTCCACCCGCAGCGAGGACATACCCGCGAGCGAGAAAAAATGTAGTGACATTCCTGACATTCGTGTGTTTTGGCCTCCTCGACCTCGCCTGACTCCTCGAGCTTGCTCCAGTTTTCGCAGCCCTTTTTGCCATCATCGAGGCGCCAGCGGAAAAGATCATCGGCCTGCCCCAGAGATGGAACGTTGCCAGCGTGGTCCAATATCATGCACTCCCCGCCATCAGGCTTTGGCCTCATACCTCTACCTAATGCTTGAAGGTGGAAAACAATACTTTTGGTAGGTCTAGCCAGAACAACACAGTTAATGCTTGGAGCATCGTAGCCATAACTTGCGATGCCGACATTGACAAGCACTTGAATTTGTTGACATTTGAATTGGTCATTGGTGCGGTCACGATCGTTAGCATCCAACCGCACATGAAGCGCCGCCGCACTAATGCCTAGCTGTTTGAAGCGATGCGCGAGCATCTCGCAATGAGCGATGTCCACAGCAAAGACAAGCGTATGTCTATCACTTGCAAGACGCAGCCAGTTATCCACCACATCACCAACCAAAAGCACACACCGATCAGATAATTTCTTGACCTCATAATCACCCCTGGCGATCCTGATGCCGGTCATATCTGGTGTAGCACCCCCCCAGTACTCCATTTCACAAAGATGCCCCTCTTTAACCAATCGCCTGATAGTCGTAATGTGCTTGAGTACCGTAAAAAAAGATCCAAGCCCCTTGCCTGTTAGTCTCGCTGGCGTTGCCGTATATCCGTCGATAGTGGCTCTTGGCGCATAATGTTCTAGTATTTTCAATATCTTAGGTGCTGTGGACAAATGCACTTCGTCAACCAGAACCCGATCGACTTTTGGAAACCAGAAATCAGACCGCTTGGATCGAGATACCAAGGTAGGCCAAGATACGATATGAATAGCTGCCAGAGGATCCCATCTCTCGCCTAGACGTTTGGCCCTTAACATTGTGACATTCTCTGACCCACAAACCTCTGTCACAATATTGTGAGTCTGACCAAATATCTCGTTGCGTGGTGTCAGAATAGCAGTGGAATTACCACGATCCAGTTCGCGTTTAGCCGTAAAGGCTTGCATCAGACTTTTGCCGGACCCGCATGGAGCAATATGGATTGGCCGTAATTCCTTACCATGGTTCATCGCATAATTGACCGACTCGAGCTGATAATCACGAAGAATAAAGCTCATATATGTGTCCAGCTTTGCTTGAGTCTTACCCGAGAAATTGTTTGATGACAGACCCCGTATTTTTTAGCCAAAGCATAAGTAGACTCATTGCTTTGTCTGATTTCCAGGACCGATGTTTCGGTCAGCTTTGAGTCTGGTCGCTCATTACCGCGCTTAAGCAACATTGATGTATTGTCACGGCCTCGGCTTATACAATCAGCTCGATTTGTTTTTGCGCTGCCTGCATACAGGTGGTCAGGATTGACACATTCTGTAATATCACAGTGATGACAAATATGTGCTCCATCTTGGATTGAACCTCTAAAGATCGAATAAGAAACCCTATGCGCCAGAAACCGTTTTTTGTTTATGGTCATAAGACCATAGCCTTGGCGATGCTTCCAACCAATCCAAAGCCAACATCCAGCATCGTCAACACGGCATCCAGCTATTATTCTCTGCCGCAATACATCATCGACCTGATATTGCCGCTGCTCAATCACTTGGCTTCAACGTCAATGACCCCAATTCCACGCCCGCTTCCTCAAAATCACGTTTTAACGAGATTCCGTGATCGCAAGCAGTGCAAACCACGCGAGCGAGCAGATCCCGAAAGGCCCCGTTTTCACAAGACAGTCTCTCCCGCTCACAATGAGGGCAAGGATTACGCTCGTATGTGGCATGAATGCCGCAATCTTTGTGGGCTATGTATTTGTCAGCCATCAGAATACTCCTGTCCCTCTCATTTCTGTTCCTGTCTATCTCCATCTCGATACGCCAGCACCGCATGAGCGCACCATGTAGAAACGTACTCCAAGTTTGCAACATCGTCCGGATCCAGCTCCAGCTTGATCGCGTCAGCGCCGGGATAGGGGAGAGCCTTGACCAGACCCATCGCCTGCCGCAGCTCATCTCGCTCGACCTCAGCCTGTGTCGGTGGCTCTTTGGTCGGACGCTTATTCTCTGGCTTGTTTTCCTCGGGCTCCTGCGACTCGACCTCGTCATCGTCCTCCAGGAACTCTCGCCGGCTGATTCGATTGACAGTCTCCCGCGTTACCCTGCAGATGTCGGCAATCTCCTGCTGAGTGTGCTCTGCAATTTCAGGATCATTAAGCGCCATTTTGACTGCGTTGATTTTGTCAGCGTTGCTGCGGCGCAGCCCATTCGTGGTATTGGCACCTAGGGCGAACACCAAGGCTTCGTGCTTTCCTCCCTCGTAAACCTCAACAGCGATCTCCTCGATACCAGCATGAATATGGCTAATTAGCCTATGAAAGCCATCACCGAGCCAATAGGCTTCCGAGTCATTTTCCCGAAAGACTGCAATCGGCGGAAAGATGGCGCCAGCATCAAGATCCTCATGATACTGGTCGATCAATTCTTTATTGAGTTTGACGCGAACCTGAGTAGCCTCAGTCGCAATGATGTTGTCGCAAGCCAGCCTCATTTGTCTTTCGCCTTGGGCTTAGGATCAAGAAGAAGCTGCTGATTGTTCTCAAAGAATTTCACCAGCTCAGCCTCTTTCTGCTTCATCAGAACCGTGACTACCTTGGTTCTGACTGTGTCTGTGCGCCCACCGGCAGCCAGCTTCAATAGGTCTTGGGGTAAATAATTGTTGTTCGGATATTGGCTGGTCAAATCCAACGCCGCTTCTTGCAGACGCGAGATCAGATCGTCCAGATCCGTTTCCGCTGCTTCTCTCAATCGTTTTCGTAAACTCATGTCTCATCTCCTGTTTTCATGGCTCGATTACTTTCAATGCTGCTCTGGCGTAGTCTCCGATTCGATAATTTTCACAATACAGATGTGGAATAGAATCCGTGTACTGCTTCCACAATTCACCAACTTTTGTCGTTTTTGTAATCATCCACTCCAACACTGCATAGTCGTCGTTGGCGTCTGTGAAGGGATCAGGTAACAACATGCCAACCGACATATGAGGCAAATGTCCATAACGCCCATTGCTCATGGTCGGCTCATTAAAATATTCTCTGTCGCATTCTTCGACTTTCCACCCCATAGCCTCTGCCAATTTAATGCGATTACTGTTATTTGATGTCGACATAGGTCTTTCCTGTTCGCACATCGGAAATTGTTTGTGGGGAAACTTGGTAGAAATCTGCAATGGTAATGCCTAGCGATTCGCTGCTGCGTATGTGTAGTATTTCGGCCAGATTGAAGCGTCTGCACTGTCGTGCCATTTTTGCTTGCATATCCTGATATTGCTTTTTGTTGTGAATATGAGTGCGACCCTTGTTTGCTCGATCCTTGTTGTTATCCGCTACGGTTCCGATAAATAAATGACTTGGACGACAACAAGAAGGATTGTCGCAGTGATGGCAAACACAGTAATCTTCTGTAATATCGCCATTCGCATAAATCCATGCAATTCTGTGTGAGTGCCATTCCTTACCAACTGCGTGAAAGCAACCATATCCCTGCGAAAACTTACCGCACTTCCATTCCCAACATTCATCAGCAGCATCGCGTCCCTCCCAGTCAACCGAGGCCCAAAATGAGTTGTAGTATTCTGCAAGCCGGATTCTGTCGTTCATTCAAGTACCTCGCGGACTTTGATATGCACAGCACCGTCGAACCACGGTTCTTCACCACGTTCCAGTGCATTTCGTACTGTGCCGTCTGTATTCAGTTCAAGAATAAACTCCCGAGCCTTTGGCTTAATGCGGTATTCAGCGCGATACCATTGCCATTGAGGACCATCGCCATCATCTGAAACAAGCGCCCATCCTTGCTTTTTAGATCGATCAGGAGATCGTTCGTAATAGCCATCATCATCAGCAAGATCAGGAATCTTAACCTCGATCTCAGCCCCATCGACATACGCCTGCATAACTTCAATCGCTGCTTTGGTGGCCTTGATGTTCATTCGATAACCTCGCGGACTTTGATAAATGGATCAAAATGATCGCCAGTAACAGGCTGATCTGGTCCATCAGCTTCATGCTCGATATACGTGGCCCGAAACTCCCGCGGCTCAGGTGGCGGCGGCGGTGCTTCTGGTTTGATTCTGTATTCACCATGAGCCCAGTCAAACTCGAATTCATCGACAAATTCTTTCCAGTAATCATCCGGGTTAATATCGTGAATCGCACGACATTCGACAGCCTTGCCATCGAGATGGGCTTGCTGGACCTCAATTTGTTCTTGCTTGCTAATCATTCAGACACACCTACCGGCCTTTCCCTTGTTCGGAAGCAAGGTAATCAGCTCGCCTCTCCCTTGACGGATTCCCTGTAGGGACCAAGATCACTGGACAGCCGGTAGGTCCTCCCTTGGATTTTTCGCTTCTGAGATTACGGTCAGATGTTCCCAAACACCGCTGATTGCGGTCAGGACTTGCAGAAGGCACTAGATGTTGTGTTAAACTTGCGCCGTCTGGTGGGGTGCTGAACCAACAACCAGATTTGAAAGCCTCGGCTCGCGCAATGCGGTCGGGGCTTTCTGCCATTGAGAGTAGCGAAATCACGGCTTGCCCGCAAGAAGAATGTCGGCATCTACCGAACACGCTACATTGACCGGCCCAACAATATGCTCACCTGGAGCAGCGAGCCAATACCAACCGCCCCTTTGCGAAAATGCGTGATGAGTAAGAAGCGTCCCCTTCGGGTGCGTAACAACCCATACCTCAGCAAAAGCATCCTTCTGCCTGTCAGTTGGTGTGATATATATCCCGCCAAGAACGCCGTCGAAATCAATACCGTGACCGTATGCTGGAATGCTGGTAGGACTCGGTAGTTCGCTTGCTGGAGCAGGCGCTATGTCAACAATAAGAACCAATCCAGCAGCGGCAGCCGCTTGCAAAAACTCTCGTCGGCTAATCGGCATCACTCAAGTCCCTGCAGCAACATGGTGCGCTCATGGCACCATTGGCATTGAACGGCTTCCCACTCATCGTCGCTAATCTGGTGGGCAATCCTGCCATCGATACAGTCTCCGTTTGGACACCTGGCAACCTCCAACAAACCACGAAGCTGCCGGATCTCAGAGCGCATCTCACGCTCAGAAAGTTTCTCAATCTTTTTCATTGCCCACCAGCTCGTAAACAGTGTGGTTACAGTCATGACAGTGATACGGCTGCCAATACCTAATTGTCATGGGCACGATGGGATCCGCGCTCTCCTGCTTCACCATTAGCTCAGTAATTGATCGCATATACGGCAATCTCTTATTGGTCGCTTGAAGCCTTACGAAACCTGGCCCCTTGGAATTGCATTCGTGATAGACCTCGATCATAGCTGCGGCTTCACCCACCCAAAGGGCTTCGCGTTCAGGAAGTCCTCGTCGGTAGGCAGTAGGTGGGTTTTGCCAGACTGAATCAGCCGGCCGTACTCCAAGGCTTTCTTGTGGCCAAAGTGGCGTGTCAGCCGGTCATGGTAAGAGATCGTGCCTGGATCACAGGACGGGATCTTATTCCGGACGTTGCGGAGCTGCTTGAACCTGAACCGGGCCTTATTATGGGTGTGAGGCATCGCCAGCACAGGATCAGCATACTCGCGAGTCACTGGGCCGGCCGGCTGCTTCTTGAATAGCTGCTTGGCACGCCTGAACGTGTTGCGGAAGGTTCCCATGCCTCTCATCTTGTCTTGACCCTGTGCTTGCGCGCCTGCTTGCGAATGTGATTGACCAGGAAATCAGTCTTGGTGCTCCCCTCTAGTTCGGCCAGCTCCTCGAGCGCTCGATTCATCCCGGGCGTGAGCCGCATATCAAAGTGCTTGCTTTTAAGTGCCATATCGCTATCATAGTGCAGACAGTACAGACAAGTCAATCACACGCGAGGAAAAAACGATGAACGCTAATTTGAAATTTGATATCCCAGAGAAATGCTATGTCCGCTGGCAGGCGGCTCTAGCTGTCTTGGAGGATCTGCAAGAAGATAGCGAGATGCCTTTTGATATGAAGGTTTGGGCCAGCAGCGGTACAAAATGGGATAAACCCTGTGGTACTGCCGCTTGTTTTGCGGGATATATTGCGGTATCTCCATATTGTCGGCAGCTTGATTTGCCTGAAACTGACGGTTCTCGAGTAACAAATTGGCTTCTTGAGTTCGACTTCATTACGCCACAAACAAACAAGCTACACAGGGAGATATTCTGGCACCACATAAATATGGGCTCGCGCTCAAAAACGCTCAGATATTTGCAATCTCATCTGAAAGCAATTTTTAGGGCATCCACTGGCAAGACTCTTAAAGCCCCGATCATTTTCTATACAGACTGAAATGTGACTTAGTCACATAACCACAAGTTATAAGCGAGGAACGAACCATGACAGAGAAAAGTGCAGAGGATTTCATACCCGGAGAGGACGAGCTGGACGAGCCCACAGTAGTCGTCAACTTCAACGTCAACGATGCCCGGATCGCCAAGGCCAAAGAAGAATTCAAGGATATCGATGCCAGCAAGGACTTCGATGGTGCCAAGCAGGCAGCCAAGGTCTGCCAGAAGATGCGCGCCACACTGACCGACGCACACAAGCTACAGAAAGCCGACGCGCTGGATGTCTGCCGGGTCCTGGACGCCGAGAAGCGCCGCCTGCTGATCCTGATCGCAGCGGTCGAGGATCCAATCAAGGTGCAAATCACGGACATCGAGGATGCCGAGAAGCTCAAGGAGCAGGAGCGCATTGCAGAGATTCAACACAGAATTGAATCGATCCGTGCTTACGGGTTCGATCTTGACGATCTGGAAGTGATCGATCTACAGAAGATCCAAGAACGCTTGGCCACCGTAGAGCTAGACTCCAGTTACGAGGAGTTTCTGGTCGAGGCCGAAGGCGCTAAGGCCGAGAGCGAAAGCCGGCTACGCATTGCCATCAACAAGGCGCAAGCTCACGAAGAAGAAACCGCCAAGCTGGAGCAACAGCGTAAGGCAAACGAGGAGCAACAGCGCAAGCTGGACGAACAGCAGGCCAAGATGGATGCACAGCAGGCAAAGCTGGACGCGGACGAGGCCGAGCATAACCGAAAGGCGGTCGAGGATGCTGATATCAAGCGCCAGCTCGAGGAAAAAGAAATAGTTAAGCGCAAGACCGATCTGGACAAGCAGAAGGCAGAGCAGGACGAGCGCGACCGGGCGGAGCGTAAAGCCAAAGAAGCCGAGGAAGCAGACCGACGACGCGCCGAGCTGGCGCCAGACAAAGATAAGCTAGAGCTTATGGCCACCTATCTTGAGGATTATCCAACCCCAATAGTGGAGTCACAACAAGCCAAGGATGTAGTGACATACGTTAAATCAGAGCTGAAAGCGATTTCCACAAACATCAGACACTACGCAGGAGAAATGGAATGAACGACAAAACCGAACAACCAGACATGACGGCCACTGAGGTAATTGTTAGACAGTTGATCGCACCAATAGATTTCGGTCTGAAAAAGCTGCGTGAGTCTGTTGACCATGTGATGCACCGTATGGATAACATCGATAAACCACCACTACCGCCAAAACCACCTGACAAAAGCGAGCTATACAAAGCGCTGGCAGTAGCGCAGGGCGATATACATTCTGCAGAGGCCATATCGGTAGTCAATGCCGGCAGCTACTCTTTCAAGTATGCCGACCTCGCTGCCTGCCTGGATGTTATTCGCAAGCCGCTATCCGACAACGGCCTGTGCCTGATCCAGATACCCTCGCTTAACGGGACTGAGGTAATCATGGAGACCGTGATTGGCCATGAATCCGGGCAGTCAATTTCCTGCACTCTATCGATGCAGTCAGAGAAAGGTAGCCCCCAAGCTATCGGTGCCACCATGACATATCTCAGGCGCTATAGCCTATGTTCCATGATCAGTGTGGCTCAGTTTGACGACGATGCCGCCAGCGCCACCAAGGGACCGGACGAATATGACAGGATGACTCCCAGAGACATTGACGAGATACTGGTCAAGGCTGACGAGCTTTTTGGTGACGATGCTGACCAAGTGCTCGAGGACCTATTGCATCAGGTTTTCCCAGACCACAGCCACATTGCAGATATTCCTGCAGACCAGCTCAAAGCTGTCATACGCCGGCTTGTAAACGCCAAGAAAAAGCGCGACAAGAAGGCCAAGGATGAGGCGAAGTCGCCGGTTGCCGAGCCAGATGTGACTAAGTCACAGCCAGAGCGTAAGCCAGGGGAGGATGACGAATGAGACAAAAGAAAGAAATTTCCTTTGGCTTGCTCATTGCTCTTTATGGGCTTAGCTGGTGCTTATTTGGAATGTGGTTAGCCACACAGTTCTAATGCAGGCAACTGGTGAATAACAACGTAGTTCCACTGTTCCCGGATCCCACAGAGATATATCCGAACCTTACCGGCAAGTACATCCTGGTCAATCGAGTGCCGGTGCCATGCCCGGACCTGATGAAATGGGGTCGGTTCATGCAGGACGCTGACCGTTATGTTGCTGAAACGATGATCGATGGCATCCGTGTATCCACGGTGTTCCTTGGACTAGATCATAATTGGGGCGGCGACCCCCCGGTGCTATTTGAGACAATGATCTTCGGCGGCGAGCACGACGAGGAATATATGGAACGGTGTTGCACATGGGCAGAGGCCGAGGAGATGCACAAGATCGCAGTCAAGGTGGCCAAGGCAAGAAATGACTGACTACAGATGGCTACCGCTAGACTTGGTTTTAATCGTCCTGACAATCTGGCTGGCATTTACTCAGCCTTGGTTTGTTGGTGGTTTTGGCTGGTTCTTTCTCTTGGCCTTATCACCAAACGCACACGAATGACGGAGATAATACAGTGAACCCGAATAATTGCTCGACCTGCGACCACATCAAAAATCCCGATGGTGGGCACTGCTATATGTTTGCTGACGAGCCGACAGAAATCTGTATGCAACACACGGCGCGTCAGGCACGAAAAACTCTTGTGACTTTGTTTATGTTGGGATCGATGATCGAAAAATCCACTTCAGAGGATAATCAGTGATCGATTTTAGACGACCATTATTGGATGCGTTGTCGCATGGTCCAAAACGACCGAGCGATCTGGATGAGGAGCTTTTAGGCTCCACACAATGGCATTGCATTCAAGGCATCTTGCCAGTTTATGGGGGTACTCTTGGTGATTTGGTTGACGAAAAAATTGTCAAATGGTGGCGCGATAGTGAAGATATTGTTTGGTACGCCATGAACTACACTCCAGAGAAATGATTACTCAGCAATATCTAAAGTCCCGGCTCAGGTATGACCCTGAGACCGGAATATTCACTTGGATCAACGGTTGGCGAGAGGGCAAAATAGCAGGAACACACAGCGGAAACGGATACCGCCAGATAAACATTAACTACAAAATTTACGGAGAACACCGCCTCGCATTTCTCTATGTGCATGGATTCTTGCCACCGATGATAGACCACAGAAATCGCATAAAGGATGACAATAGAATTGCGAATCTGAGGGAATGTAACAAGGCTCAGAACGCAGTCAACAGCCTTCCTAGAAAATCAGCAACAGGATTTAGGGGTGTAGTCCATGATCACAGTAGATTCAGAGCACAAATAAAGCGCTTCGGAAAATGTCTCTATCTAGGATTATTCGATACCCCAGAAGAAGCCTCTGCAGCCTATGAGGCAAAGCTCAAAGAACTACATGGGGAGTTCTCCCTTGGATTGTAGGATTATCCAGGTTACACAAGGGTCTGAGGAATGGTTGGATCTTCGCCGTACAAGAATCACAGCGTCTCGTATGGCAGATGTCATGGCTAAGAAGGACACCAAACGATACACCCTGTATAGACAGGAAAAAGTTCTCGAATTATTGGGCCATAAAGCCGTAGAAGAAAGTCCCGAATGGGCTCAAGCCGGAAAAGAAAATGAGCCTCGAGCGCTTGCTGGCTACGAGTACAAATATGATGTTGAGATAGAGCACAATGTATTCCTTATCTCAAAAAAATACGACTGGCTGGCGGCTTCACCTGATTTCCTTGAGTTACCAAACTATGATGTTGGTGGCGAAATGAAAATCAGAAAACTATATAAAAATTATCGTCAACACGTAGCTAACGCTGAAAAGTGGAAAGGACAACAACGCTGCATTCCTGCTTGCGATCGACATCAAGTAATGACCGGTATGTGGCTCACTGGCTTTAGGTATTGGTGGTACGTCAATTATTACATTGGCGACGATCTTGAGGGTGGTATGGTGCAGAAGATCCACCGTGTTGCGGTGCCGCGGGACCAGAAGTTTATCGACACCATGGAAGCACGCTGTCTGGAGTTTATGAAAGAGGCTTACGAGCGAGCCGAGCTGGACTATGAAAGTCGAGTGGCCTGAGCTGCTAATCGTACTGGCGATTCTGAGCATCGGTAGCTTCACCGCATGGACCGTTATCTCGTCAGCCTACGCTTACCATGTGGCTCAGACCGAGAAAAACCAAATCTGTCCTCGCGATGAATTCGGCCACCGGATTCAATGTCAGCAGTGAGCGAGTCCTACTGAGACAAACGCAGATGAGAGGATATGCAGCAATTGGATTGGTCAACCCTAAGAATAGTCTGAATGTGGGGTCTGTTCTGAGGGCTGCTGGCTGCTATGACGTAGCTTTGGTCGTCGTGTCCGGGGCTAGACCAAAGCGTTATCTGGGCCGCATTCCTACCGATACGCAGAAAGCGTGGCGACACATGCCCTTGGTGGTGGTTGAGGACTTGCACGAAGCAATCCCCTACGACTGCGTACCAGTCGCCGTGGACATCATAGAAGGCGCTCAGAGCCTTGTGGACTACAAGCACCCGGAAAGGGCGTTCTACATCTTTGGGCCGGAGGACGGGACACTTGGCAAAGCTGTAACGGACTGGTGCCGTGACGTTATCCAGGTACCGACGAACCATTGTATGAATCTGGCCGCTACCGCCAATGTCGTGCTTTATGACCGAATGGCGAAGGCTACTGTCTGTCAGGGACGCACTCCAAACTAGAAAATCTTACGCCAGCTTTAGAGCGCAGCCCAAGACATCATATTCTTCTTGTAAATCTTTCAGGTCTTGTTTAAGAGCGCGAATGTACTCGCCATGCGGGTTACCGTTGCCATCCAAAGCACCGTCACGCTCTCGCACATAGATAGCATCCTCAAGAGCCCTTTTCTCGGACTTTAGCCAGCGGCATTTGCCAACGGTTTCGATTTTTTGAATTTCCAAGGTCAGATCACTGAACTGTCCAGAAGCGAAGGTATGCGCTTTAAGATCGTAAATCAGGAGCTCCGCCTCAGTGACATGCAGATCATCGATCAGGCCAATGCCGGCCCAGGCTCCGGTAAACGTCGCCGCAGCCGCAGCTAACGTCACAAGCACTGTAACCAGAGGATTTTTCTTTACGGTACTAATAACAGTCATAGTTATATCTCTTTAACTATTTGAATAATGAAAATAGCAATGACTACAGCAACCACCAACAGCCAGATCAGCGGAATTCGTGACGGTTCGCTCACAGCACCACCGCCAAGGCGCCAAGAACGATGATGCCACGGTGCAAGTAATTGTCCATGCTGTGACTGAATCGCTCCTGCTGCAGCATATCCTCACGAACCTCAGCCCATATTTTCTGATAGCGGGTACATTCGATCAGCGCATTGATGGATTCATTGCGTGCTTCAAGCGCCAGAGCATTGGCCTTGCCGATGGTCAGATTCGTCTCTGAGGCTATACGGTAGCGCTTGAGCTGCTGCATACCGGGGATGTCGAAGGTAGCTGTCAGGTCAGTGGAACTGACCTCCTGCGGCAACTCAGGCAGACTCAGCGGGAACTGAGCCACAGCCGGGGCCTGCGGTATCTCGCAGCTAGGCAGCTCCAGCGGGGTACTAGAGCACGCGCTCAGAGCGCCAAGAATCAAGCAACTGAGCCATAGTCTCATCTTTGGACCCTACCTTGTCAATCGCAGCCTGCCCGACCTTGGCGGCCTTTTCTGCATCAGCCTGCAGCACATCAGCTCTGCGGCCAGCCTGCATGGCCTTGTCCCGGGACCTTCTGCTGCCATCCAGCAACAGCTCATCGCGGGAAGCAGCAAGGGTCTTGGCCTTGCGACCATCCCTGGTCAGGATGCCAAAACCAATGGCAATCAGCACCGCCGCAGCCGCGTACAGCCACTTTTTCATTTCTCTGTGCGCGGCACCATCTTGTAGCGCTTTTCCTTGACCAGCTTACCTATCACACCGGACGCCAGCGCTACCGAATTACCCACCAGCAATGCCGAAGGATCGAAGCCAGTAAAAGTATCGACCACCCCCCATATCGAGGCCGCAGAGAAACCGGCAATGGCCGCCCAGGTGATTGTCGTGGACGGTGCTTTTGTCAAAAAATCAGGTGCTTTCATATCGATGTATAACCACAATCTCTAGCCATTTGGTGTCTCTGACCCGCAAGTTGAAAATCTTCTTCCAACTCAATTCTGTCAAGCAGAGCCAACAAAAGAGTGAGCAGCTTGTCCGATTCAATAATGTGTTTTGTTTTCATCAGAACAATTCCTTGTAAAAGTGTGGCCCAAGCCAGATAAGCAGGCCACCTAACCCTAATCGAAAAGTCCACCGCCAGATACCGGCCTTGCCCTTCTCACCGATCAGCCGTCGAACGTAGTGCGACAGCGTGAAGTCCCCCGCAGCCTTGTCATCATCCAGAATGGCTTTAAGTTCAATCACGGCGAAGGAGAGCACCCAGAGGATCCAGCCCCACGCATACTTAGCTCGCAGTTTCATGTCAGCTCCTCCATTCTCAGGATCCCCGGCATATACAACGTCTTGCCTTCCTTGCGGTAGGCCGTGATATGGGGGGTGGTCGATACTTTTACTGGCTTCGATCCTTCG